ACGTCTAGCATTACATGGACTTTCACCCCTAATGCTACAGATGCTTTCATCTTCATTACTAACTTAGCAACTACCAGCTCCGTAACAGAAACAGCTGCTGTAACTCACACTCAGTCAGGCACTGACTACAACTTATCTGAGTATCTACAGAATAGGAATGTGGTCAATGTAAAAGACTTTGGCGCTATGGGTGATGGTGTTACAGATGACAGTGCTGCATTTCTAGCAGCAAAAGCAGCTATAGGCAGTTGGGCATACAACAGTGACCAAGATGGCACCATAATTATACCGAGGGGCACCTACTACTTATCCACAGGTGTAGACCTGTCTGAGAACAGTGGCGAGATCCATGTACTAGGAGAGGGCCAAGGTGTTACACATCTAATTTTTGCAGCTGACACAACAGGGCTTACAGTAAACTCTAGATGCTCAGACATGCATATTTGGAGCAAACCATCATGGGATGCCTCGGTTGCTGCTGGTCGTGAGGTGTATACGAGGGATACATCTGGCAGAGGGATTACAGCAGCAGGTAGATTAAAGTTTGACCGGCTCACTGTATACGGATTTGGTGGAGAGGGAATCTACATAAATCGAATGACTAATGGTAGGGTTGAGAATTGCCGTATCACAGGCTGTACGAAGGGGATTTATAATGAGGGGCTTGCAGCAGTAACTACTACATCAAGGGTGGCTAATAACTACGTTACCTCTTGTGATATTGGTTATCATTTAGATAAGTTTGATCATAGTGTTTACAGTAATAACATCGCTGAGCTTTGTGACGTGGGCTTATCTGCCACTTCCAGTTTCTCCAGTGTTTGGGAGAAGTTGTATTTCGAGAAGAACGTAACAACAGATTACTATTTCCTGAACTCGTTCCCAGTATTCGTGGGCACTATCTCTATAGTAACTGCAACTACCCCCGCCACTTCACAGAATGTGTTCAATAATGCCGTAGCTACTGCGAACATGAATATGTCGGTTATAGAGCAGGACAAGTTGGCAAGCAGCCACTTAGGTATGATGTCGTATGATAACGCCGCATCACCTAACAAGGGGTTTAAGTTCAATCGCTTTAAGATGACCGGGGCTAGTCAACGATTCAGAGGTCTGCGTGTTTTAGATAGGGACACAGCATCAGGTCAACTAGATGCAGTTGGCACCTTTGCTATGGTGAATGGTGCGAAGGCAGCTCACACCAGCATAGTTCAGGTGAAGGCTGACGGTACAGTGTTAGATAGTGATGGGATGATAGCAAGTGTCTCCAAGCTAGCTACAGGGGAATACTCCTTAAACCTAGCATCTTCCACTCACCCTGACCATGTTACCATAGCCACCTACCAAGTGTATGCAACAGGGGCAACTCCTGTGAGGAATGCTCAGTGGTCTATGACCTCTGCCAACCTAGCTACACACGAGACAGGAAGGACAGGGCTGGTGCAAAAGATATATGTAACAGTAACAGATGCATCAGGCACTTTGCAGGATAGTGGCTTTACTGCTGAAATTAAGTGGAACAGAGCAGACGACCTAACCTCCTAAGGACTAATATGAAAATAGACAAAGCAAGGCTGGTGATATGATGAGACTTTTGGGAGATAGGAAATGAGTACTAAGTTATCTGGAGATCAGTTAGAGGTCACTATTGATGGTGCCACATCAGAGGTTGAGTCCTACTTACAAGCCAACAAGGATAGTTGGGACTATACGCCTACGAATGGATCACGGTCTGTTATTAAATACTTTGATGCTAACTCAGTGTTTGTGACAGACAAGAGTTTCACCATGTCTGAGTTTAGAGTAGCAGGTCAGTATACACGAACTAAGTCACCTACATGGACTACCACAGACGATGTTACAGAGGTACAGGCAGATGCTGGCAGGTTTGGGTCTGCGTCTGTTACAGCTCTTAATCAATGGTACGCTGCTTTTGCTTGTGCAGATGAAGGAGATGTTACCGTTTCCACACAGGCTGTCCCTTTTCTAAGAGTACGTTCTGTAGCTGCGAATGTCCTTACTCTAGGCCATGCAGGGTTAGGGGACGATGAGCTTGGGGGTCTTTTAGCTGCTGCTACGTATACTTGGACTCCCTCTGAGCTAGTGGGGGTAGATGTCCTAGTAATCAGTGAAGGTACTCTGGCGGGGAAGTTTAATATCCTTGGCTCTCGTAGAACTACCATCACTGCTGCAACTACAACCACAGTTACTTTAGCTGATGTAGGGACTATTGGTGCAAGGGATTGGATACTACCTGCCCCATCAGGATTCGACTTCTTTAGATACTTAGGCTCTTTCTACTTTGATACTGCGGAGGTAACTAACATATATGATTCGGGAAGTTTAGTTAGGTATACCGGGGTTGCTAACGCTAACTTCACTAATAACTATCAAGGCTCTCAAGCATCAGCAGTGGCGATTAAGTTGGGAGGGTATATCTCACCCCTAGCTACAGCCGCAGTACTTGAGACAAAGTACACTCTAGCAACTGCGTCTACTGGCAGTATATTTGAAAACTTTGGAGGTGATGTAAGTCACTTCTATGACAACCGTTACATGCAAAAAGATGCTGCTGGCAATCAGAGTGTTAGGCATAACAATATACCTGTTACCTTTCTATGGAGACAAGAGTACGGGTATAAGAATAGTGGGACTCTGGCTGCCAATAAAGCTTTTGATGAGCATTACGTGTACGGTTGGGTTGAACAGTAGGTATTAAGTATGCAAGAAGATGGCTGGCTACAAGACGAGATTAATATGAAAATAGACAAAGCAAGACTTAAAGACGACATGGGCAGGCCTCTTACACAGAGCCTGTTCTTAGAGATGGGCTACCATGAAGACAGAGCCATCTATACATTTAAAGACCATGACCATGAGTATAAGGGCAATACATACATCAGCCTTAAGCGTCTCTACTTGGAGATGGAAGACACTACAGAGTATGAGTTCGCTAACACCTACCTGCTAGGTTGGCAGCATTGGAAGAGGCTAAAGGCTAACAAAGCTTTAGCTAAACACTTTGTTGAATGGGAAGAGGAGCTTGAGCTTAGATTGAAGGCACAAGGTGTGAGAGCTATCATAGACCAAGCTGCTGAGGATAAAGGTTTCCAAGCAGCTAAGTGGTTGGTAGATAAAGGTTGGGACAAGCGTACAGCTGGACGTCCTAGTAAGAATGAGAAGCTTAAGGAAGAACGTATGCAGGCTAGGCTTGACGATGAGTTTGCTGGTGATGTGGTGAGACTTTTGGGAGATAGGAAATGACAACTAAGATAGCTTTTAATCAGATAGATGGGATGGTGGCTAATGTCAAGGACTTTGGTGCTGTAGGTGATGGCATTACAGATGACTTGGCTGCGTTCAGTGCTGCGAGTGCTGTGGCTACGTACCTGTTCCTCCCTGCCCCGGACGTAGCATACACCCTCTCAGACACATGGGAGGTGGCTAGCGGAGACCCTCTCACTAAGGTGTTCGGAGAGAAGAGTGTTGTACGAAGCGCCTTTGGAACCTTAGTTGCTACCAAGAAGATCTTTAATGCAGATAAGGCAGTTGACCTAGAAGACATCTATTGGGAGACAGACACTACTGACTCAACAGGTACTGCGCCGAGTTGGGACGACCTAAGTAGAACATTTGCATATAAGGCTTTTAATGCAGGGCCAACTGTAAAAGAAGGCTCTACTGTCAGAGGCTGTAGATTCAAGAACTTTGAGCGAGGTCTGATTGTTAACGGCACTAATAGCATTGAAACTAAGACTCTTGTGGAGAATAACTTCTTCACGGAGATAGCAGGGGGGAATGCTGGCTCGACCAAGCTTAACCAGTGTGGAAACATCACTTTCCAGAACAACACTGCATACCTTGGCTCTGAGTGTGTGTTTACATCAAACACAAAATTAAACGTCAATAACAACTTCCTATTTTTACCAGATAAACCTGCTATTGATGTCGGAGGTAGCGCTGCTGTTAATGTAGAAGACATACTAATCTACGGAAACGTCACCACAGGAAGAGATGGTATTGTATGTGAACGAGGGTCGTTCAAGTCAGAGATATCTGGAAACATATGTATCACTACAGCTCTTACACCTAATGGTGTTGGGATAGGTGTTACTGGTTCAGTAGGTGCGCAAGGTGTCGAGAAAACACACATACACGGGAACACCATTTACTCGTACAATAACGAAGAAGGCACCAACGGTAACATGTCAACAGGTGTTAAAGTCGGGATAGACGGTACAGGATTGGTCTGCGAGGACATTAACATCCACGACAATGTTGTCTATGACGCACTCTTCGGTGTGCAAGTGAAAGGGTATGACGATGTTGAAAGGGCTAGTAACGCGCACATTCATAACAATAAGCTCATGCGTATAACCAACTTAGGCATAACCACGCAGTATCTAGATACGGTCAGGACTCATGACAATTACGTATCTAAGAAAGGAACTGCTTATGTAGCAGGGACTAGAGGTATAGGTTTTAATACTGTAACGGATGCCCAGTCTAAGAATGACGAGTGTGTTAACTGGGGTGCGGGGTTCTTTGTCACTGATGAGCTTGATGAAGTTGAGATCGTCAACCCGGTATTGGATAAGGGATCTACTGTTACATGGTCTAGAGTTGTCGAAGAGGGCACAGTTAACGGTGGTCACGTGACTATTAGGGGGCTAGAGTTCGATACCATACCTACTGTTGGAAGCGTTCGAGCAGGCTCAAAGATTAGCAAATACACTTTATCAGAAGGACAAGCCCAAGGTTGGTGGTGTATTTCCGATAGCACTTCAGGAGGCTTGTGGGCACCCACAGCTGCTCTTACAGGCTCTGTCAATAAGTCAGCTACTTTCACTGTTAACTCTACAAACGATATTGGCAAGAAGTTCTCTAACTTCGGCGCAGTCGGAGCAATAGAAGCAGACTTGCCAGCGGGACAAGCAGGACTTAAGTATACATTCAGACGTATTGCTAATGCTTCTTTTAGGGTAGATCCTAACGGTTCTGAATCCATAAGAGGAGGAGGTGCAGGTAAGTACTTACAACTAGGTGCGAACGGGGACTTCGTGACCCTTGAGTGGGATACAAGTTCAAGTGTCTGGGAGATACTGGAAACTAGAGGCACCCTTTCATATGAGCCTTAAAATAATCACACCAACCAAAAAGTTGTAATCCCATGCAAGAAGATGATTGGCTACAAGACGCTAAGCTAAAGCTTAAGCGTATGCCAGCAGAAGCTAAGGAAGTGAGGGAACGTGCCATGCACGATCTCTTCTTCTTTGCCAAGCTGGTGAACCCCGGATACATGTATGGGTCTGTCCACCAAGAAATATTTGCTTGGATGCAGGACTATACATTGTTTGGTCAGGGGGATGAGGCAACAAGCAATAAACTAATAATGCTCCCTCGTGCTCACTTGAAGAGTCACATGGTTGCTACATGGTGTGCTTGGATAATTACACGCCATCCAGAAGTAACTATGCTGTATGTATCAGCAACATCAGAACTAGCTCAGACCCAGCTCTATGCTGTACAGAACATCATGGGCTCCTCTTCATACATGCGCTACTTCCCTGAGTATATCAACCCACAGGAAGGTAAGCGTGAGAAGTGGTCTGCTATGAAGATGACAGTGGATCATGTGCAACGTAAGAAGGAAGGCATACGAGATGCTACAATAGCTACAGCAGGCTTAACAACCAACACAACTGGTTGGCATGCTGATATAGTAGTGGCAGATGATTTGGTTGTTCCTGAGAATGCTTACACAGAAGATGGACGAGAGAGTGTTGCTAAGAAGGCCTCTCAGTTCACCTCTATACGTAACAACGGTGGCTTCACTATGGCCTGTGGTACACGCTACCACCCAAAGGACATATATGACACTTGGAAGGAGCAGGCCTTTGAAGACTTCGATGATGAGGGTAACTTCATAGGCAAGAGTGCTGTGTGGACTATACAGGAGTATGTGGTAGAGCGTGATGGCATCTTTACGTGGCCTAGGGCTGTGCGAGAGGATGGTAAGGCCTTTGGCTTTGATCAACGTTCACTAGCTCGTATAAGGGCTGAGTATGTGGACAGAGTGCAGTTCCACTCTCAGTATTATAACGATCCTAATGACCCCGGCTCAGAGCGTATCTGTAGGGAGAAGTTCCAATACTTCAACCCACGTAAGCTCACACGAGAAGGTAGTAGGTGGATGTATGGTGGGAAGAAGCTTAACATCTATGCAGCAATAGACTTTGCATTCTCCCTATCTAAAGAGGCAGATTACACAGCCATTGTGGTGATAGGCATAGACTGTGATAAGAACATCTATGTACTAGACATAGACAGGTTTAAGTCTGATAAGGCTCATGTCTACTTCAAGCACATAGCAGCCTTACACTCCCGTTGGGGGTTTAATAAGCTTAGGGCAGAGGTGACAGTGGCTCAGACAGTTATTGTTAACAGTATCAAGGACTACTTGAAGAAGGAAGGTATGTCCTTACCTATTGATGAGTTTAGACCGGGTAAGACTGAGGGTAGTAAGGAGGAGCGTATTAAAGCCTCTTTAGAGCACCGTTACGATAACCTAGAGGTATGGCACTGTGAAGGGGGTTGGACACAGCAGCTCGAAGAGGAGCTTGTCCTAGCACGTCCTCCTCATGATGACTTGAAGGACTCCTTAGCATCTGCTGTAGACATAGCTGTTGCACCAAAACAATCTAGGAACAGGGGTATGGAAGACTTCTTTACAGGGGGAACACAAACATCCTCACGCTTCGGAGGTGTTGCCTTTAGGTAGTATATGCCAATAAACTATCCACAAGCCAAGTCCTATTTAATTGAACTGGGGATTTGGCACAGAAACTTTAAGTACTACGATGGTTGGGTGGTATTAGACCTAGCCCAAAGAGAATATAATATGAGGAAAGACAAGTGAGCACTAAGATTGCAGAGATACAGCAGGCCACTGGCCAAGATGCAGAAGCTGCATGGGTGAGTCAGCTTTGGGATAAGTTTAACCAACAACGTAGAGATAAGATAGAGGAGTGGAAGGAGCAAGACGCCTATGTGTTTGCTACAGACACAACCACTACAACCAACTCTACACTTCCTTGGAAGAACTCTACAACCATTCCTAAGCTATGTCAAATAAGAGACAACCTCTTCTCTAACTACGTATCAGCTCTCTTCCCTAATGACAACTGGGTGAAGTGGGAGGCATACAGCAGGGAAGATAATGTGAAGAGTAAGTCAGAGGCCATTGAAGGCTATATGTCCAACAAGGTGAGAGAGAGTAGGTTTAGGACAGAGATAGAGAAATGTCTGTACGACTACATTGACAAAGGTAATGCCTTCGTCACCTCACACTTTGAAGCACGTTATAAAGAAGCTGCTGATGGCTCTATCATCCCAGACTATGTAGGGCCAAGAGCAGGCCGTATCAGTCCCCTAGACATTGTATTCAACCCACTGGCATCTAGCTTTGATGATAGCTTTAAAGTGGTGAGGAGTATTAAGACCATAGGAGAGCTTAAGAAGCTTGCAGCACAAGACCCTGACCAAAGGTTCTGGGCAGATGCTATTGAGCGTAGAGAGGCTCTACAGGGCTTAGCTGGTGGCTATAGTGTAGAAGACTTCGACAAGGCTGTACAATACCAAGCTGATGGCTTTGGTAACATGTATGAATATTATATGTCTGACTATGTGGAGATCTTGGAGTTCTTTGGAGACTACCACGACTCAGAGACAGGCACACTACAGACAGATCGAATCATCACTGTTGTAGATCGTTCATACACTGTACGTAATGAAGCTACACCAATATGGTTCACAGGAGCTAATATACGTCACGTAGGCTGGAGATTCCGTCCAGACAACCTATGGGCTATGGGGCCTTTAGACAACCTTGTAGGCCTCCAGTATCGCTTAGACCACCTAGAGAACCTTAAGGCTGATGCTATGGACTTAACAGTTCATCCACCACTGAAAGTAATTGGTGAAGTGGAAGAGTTTGTATGGGGGCCGGGTGTTGAGATTGGTATAGATGAGAATGGGGATGTACAAGAGCTAGGCAAGAATCTGAATGGTATTATGGCAGCAGCTAGTGAAATGGCAGCCATAGAAGACCGTATGGAGCTCTATGCAGGGGCTCCAAGAGAAGCAGCTGGCATACGTACCCCCGGAGAGAAAACCCTTGGAGAAGTGATGCAACTGGCTACAGCAGCAGGTCGTATCTTTCAGACAAGAGTGACTAACTTTGAGGTGAACTTACTAGAGCCTCTTCTGAATGACATGCTAGAGACTGCTAGACGTAATCTAGACATTACTGACATCATCCGTATCACTGATAGTGAACTGGGCATACAGGACTTCCTAAGCGTCACTAGAGAGGATATTACAGCTAATGGTGTAGTTAGGCCTGTAGGTGCTAGACACTTTGCTAAGCAGTCTCAGGACTTGCAGAACGTAATGACTGTATTCAACTCACCTATTGGTCAGATGATTATGCCTCATACTTCTACTAAGGCACTTACAGACTTCGTAGAGGATATTACAGGACTGTCTGGCTATAACATCTTCACTCCTAACATTGCTGTCTTTGAGCAGCAAGAGACCTCTAGCCTAGTTGGAAGAGCTGGGGAGGAAGCGCTTATTAGAGATACAGCTCCTACGATGGAGGGCTAATGAAGACAACTTGGACTAAGGGTGTAGATAGTCAATTGGAGGCAGACATTAAGTCTGCTTTCAAATCTGCTACAGTGGTTAGGGGGAGACTTGCTGACATCTGCAATGAGAAGATAGAGACAGCCCTCTCTACTAATAAGACACAATACGACAATCCCAACTGGTGCTATCAGCAAGCTGACATCATTGGTTACAGGAGAGCACTAGAAGAAATAGTTAGCTTATTAGAAAAATAATTGTACGAAAAACTCAATATTTCTAGTATATAGTAGTATACTAAGAATATACAGGTTATACAAACTTCTTATAATATAAACATTATATTAGATAATTTATTAATAACATAAAGGTTATACATGACAGACCAGTCAGCATTTAATAGCACTACCAATCAACAGGAAACCCCTGTACAACAACCATCTCAAGAATCAGCTTTTACCAACCAGTTAAGCATGATTAAGAATGAGAATGGAGAGCAGAAATACAATGATGTCCCTAAAGCACTTGATGCATTAGCTCATAGTCAGTCTTACATTCCACAGCTTAAGTCAGAGGTTGATACTCAGGCAGCTGAAATTGCAAGACTAACAGAAGAGTTAAGTAAGAGAGCAGCAGTGGAAGACGTTGTAGGAAAGCTCACTGCACAGCAGGCCCAACCTGAGTCAACCCCTCAAGTTAGTGGAATGAATGAGCAGGAGGTATTAAACCTCGTTCAGAACTTCTCAGCTCAACAGTCAGCGCAGACGCAGGCTAGCAGCAATGAGAAACAAGTTAGTGATGCATTGTTTGGACAGTATGGAGACAAGACCCAAGAGGTTGTTGCTTCCAAGGCTTCTGAACTAGGCATGACTGTCGAAGCTCTTCAGAGTTTGTCACAGACAAGCCCTCAAGCAGCACTTCAACTCTTCAATCAAGCTAGTGGTTCACCAGCTCCTAAAGCAACATCAGGGTCTGTGAACATACCACCAAGCTTTCAGAAAGAAGAGGGCTTAGCACCTCCAGAGAAATCTCTCTTGCGAGGAGCATCCACTAAAGAACAGATAGCATACTTGCACAAAGTGCGAGATGCTGTCTATCAAAAACATAACGTTGAAACATAATTTGAGGAAATATAATGCAGTTAACAACTAATACTACAGCGTTCATCGAGCAGGAGATCTATTCAGACTTCATTCTGATGAACCTACATGATGGCTTGCTAGGGGAGCAATACTATCGTAACGTAGCAGACTTTGGTTCAGGTGATACAATTAACATCCCTACCATTGGTTCTGTAACTATTCAAGAAGGTACTCAGAACGAAGCCTTCACATACAACCCAATCGACACTGGTCGTGTAACTCTTGCTATCACTGATTATGTTGGTGATGCTTGGTTCGTTACTGATGACATGCGTGAAGATGGTTATAACGTAGATGCTCTTATGGCAGCTCGTTCAGCTGAATCTACTCGTGCTCTACAAGAGAACTTTGAGACTCGCTTCTTAGCTA